AAGTAGCGGAAGAACAAGCTATAAACACTCTTTTAGAAGGTAGTAGATACGAACTCACTAAAAAACAATTTTATTATGATTTAACAGTCTTGGGTATCGGTGCTGTTAAAACATCGTTTAATACTTCTGAAGGTGTTGTTGTTGATTATGTTGATCCAGTTGATTTAGTATACTCTTATACAGAATCCCCTTATTTTGATGATATATATTATGTTGGTGAAGTAAAAATAATACCAATAAATGAACTTGTTAAACAATTTCCTCATTTATCAATTGAAGAACTGGAAGATATTGTAAAAAACAAATCTTTTAATAAAAATAATTACAATACTAGACACTACATAAACTCTGATGATAATAATACAATACAAGTTTTATATTTTAATTATAAAACTTATATGAACGAGGTTTACAAAGTTAAAGAAACAGGTAGTGGTGCTAGTAAAATATTATCTAAAGATGATACGTTTAATCCACCAGAAAACATGGAAGGTGGTTTTGCTAAATTACAAAGATCTATAGAGTGTCTTTATGATGGGGCTATAGTATTAGGTACAAATAAATTACTTAAGTGGGAAATGGCTAAAAACATGATGCGTCCTAAAAGTGATTTTACTAAAGTTAAAATGAATTACGCTATAGTTGCTCCTAGAATGTATAAAGGAAGAATAGAGTCTTTAGTAAGTCGTATTACTGGTTTTGCGGACATGATTCAGTTAACTCATCTTAAACTACAACAAGTATTATCTAGAATGGTTCCAGATGGAGTTTATTTAGATGCTGATGGTTTAGCTGAAATAGATTTAGGTAATGGAACAAATTATAGTCCACAAGAAGCGTTAAATATGTTTTTTCAAACAGGATCTGTTATTGGAAGAAGTTTTACTTCTGAAGGGGATCAAAATCCAGGTAAAGTACCTATACAAGAAATACAATCTGGAAGTGGTGGTAATAAAATGCAAGCATTAATAGGTAATTATAATTATTACTTACAAATGATAAGAGATACAACCGGGTTAAATGAAGCTAGAGACGGTAGCATGCCTGATAAAAACGCCTTAGTTGGAGTACAAAAATTAGCTGCTGCTAATAGCAATACAGCAACTCGACATATACTACAAGCTGGATTATTTTTAACATCTGAAACAGCTGAATGTTTATCTCTTAGAATATCTGATATTATAGAATATTCACCAACTAAAGACGCTTTTATACAGCAAATAGGTAATCATAATGTTGCTACATTAGAAGAAATGCAAAACTTACATTTATATGATTTTGGTATATTTATAGAATTAGCTCCTGATGAAGAAGAAAAAGCATTGCTTGAAAATAATATTCAAGTAGCAGTTGCGCAACAAGGTATAGATTTAGAAGATGCTATTGATCTTAGAGAAATAAAAAATATAAAACTTGCTAATCAATTATTAAAAATACGTAGAAAACAAAAGCAACAAAGAGACCAACAAATTCAACAACAAAATATACAAGCGCAAGCCCAAGCTAACATGCAAACTCAACAAGCAGCGGCACAAATGGAATTACAAAAAGCACAAGCACTAGCGCAAAGTGAAGCTCAGCTTGAACAAGTTAAAGCTCAACTTGATACTCAAAAACAAGCGCAAGAAGTTCAATATAAAAAAGAACTAATGGAGTTAGAGTTTCAAATGAATATGCAGCTTAAATCAATAGAGGTTGAAGCTGTTAAAGGAAAAGAAAAAGAAAAAGAAGATCGTAAAGATGAAAGAACAAAAATCCAAGCAACTCAACAAAGCGAGATGATTGATCAAAGAAAAAATGAAAAACCACCTAAAAACTTTGAATCCGCGGGTAATGATATATTAGGTGGAGGTTTTGATTTAGGTGCCTTTGATCCTAGATAACAATTATTAATTATTATTATATTATATTATGGAAGAAAAATTAGAAGAAGTAGTTGAAGAAACTATACAACCAACTGTAGAAAAAGTTGAAGAAACAGTTGAAGAAACAAAATTTGAAAGCGCTGATGATGATAGTGTTATTAAAATAGACTTAAATAAACCACCAAAACCAAAAGAAAAAGAAAATGAAATTAAAGAAGATAACACTGACGACGAGGGAGTGGCTACAGAGCCTGATAACACCGAGTCCACAGAAAAACAAGAAGAAGTACAACCGGAAAAACAAACACAAGAAGAGACACCAGTATTAGAGGAAATAACTGAAGAAGAAGTTAAAGAAGAAGCAAAAGATGAGGCAAAAGAACTTACTGAAGAGTTAATTGATGCTAAAATAGAAGAGGCAGAAACTGGTAAAGCAATACCTGAAAATTTACAAAAAGTTGTAGATTTTATGGAAGAAACCGGTGGTACATTAGAAGATTACGTGCGTCTTAACCAAGATTTTTCTAGTTATGATGACATGACAGTATTAAGAGAATACTATAAACAAACAAAATCTCATTTAACATCAGATGAAATAGAATTTTTAATTGATGATTCGTTCTCGTATGACGAGGAAATTGATGAAGATAGAGATGTAAAAAAGAAAAAAATAGCGTTAAAAGAGCAAGTTGCCAACGCTAAAGCCCATTTGGACGGGCAAAAGTCCAAATACTATGAAGAAGTTAAAGCTGGGTCAAAGTTGACCCCAGAACAACAAAAAGCTGTAAACTTTTTTAATAGATACAACAAAGAGTCAGAAGAAACTCAAAAAATAGCAGAAAAACAAACTAATACTTTTTTAAATAAAACTAAAGAGGTTTTTAACGATAAGTTCAAAGGTTTTGAATACAACGTCGGTGAGAAAAAATATAGGTTTAACGTGAAAAATGCTAATGAAGTAAAAGATAATCAAAGCGATATTAATAATTTTGTCAAAAAGTTTTTGAATAAAAATAATGAAATGTCAGATGCTAAAGGTTATCATAAATCTTTATTTACAGCTATGAATCCCGATGCTATTGCTAATCACTTTTATGAACAAGGTAAAGCAGATGCTATGAAAGATAGTGTTGCTAAAGCCAAAAATGTAAATATGGACCCTAGACAATCGTTTTCAAACGATAATACTAGTGGAGTAAAAGTAAGGGTGCTAGGCGATGATTCTCCTAACTTTAAGTTTAAAATTAAAAACAAATAATAAATTTAAAAATTAAAAAAAATGGCAATTACTGCAGGAAGTGGTTTGAACGCTGTATTAGCGCCGCAACAACAAGCGCTAGCGTCAAACTACATAGATTTCACAGACGGTTCAACCGGCTGGGAACAACAATACCTGCCTGACTTGATGGAAAAAGAAGCAGCGGTTTTCGGTAACCGTACAGTTTCTGGATTCTTATCTCAAGTTGGTGCAGAAGAGGCTAGTACATCCGATCAGGTTGTATGGTCTGAACAAGGTAGATTACATTTATCTTACGTTGGTACGATAGATTTAGATGGTGATACAAATGGTACCTTTACATGTGTTACTGATGTAGATGGCAACGCTTTAACTACAACTCATGGTATTAGAGTAAACGACGTTGTACTTTTAGCAAGTGCTGGATACGTTTCAAAATGTTTAGTAGTAGAAACTCCAGATTCAGCTGTTGTTTCACTTGAAGCTTATAGTGAAGATGTTTTAACTAATCACTCTGAAACAGCTAGTGCAGCAACTTTATTAGTTATCGGTTCACATTATGGAAAAGGACAGTCTTACAGTGATATTACTGGTACAGCTGCTTCTAGTTCAAGAACTTCTTTAGAACCTACGTTTAAGTCGTATGGTAACCAAATGCAAATATTAAAAGATTATTATGCTGTATCTGGTTCTGACGCTTCTCAAGTTGGTTGGGTTGAAGTTTCTGCTGAGGACGGTAGTTCTGGTTACTTATGGTACTTAAAAGCTGAAGGTGAAACTAGAGCTAGATTTACTGATTATTTAGAAATGACAATGATAGAAGCCGAAGCAACTGCTGCTGGATCTAATATTGGTTTTGCTGATGGTCAAGTTAGAGGTTCTGCTGATGGTGGAGCTGGTCTTGGTACGCAAGGTTTATTCGATGCTGTTGAGACTCGTGGTAACGTTACTTCTGGTATTACTGGCGTTAATGCTGCTACTGATTTAGCTGAATTCGATGCTATCTTAGCTGAATTTGATAATCAAGGTGCTATTGAGGAAAATATGGTGTTTGTTAATAGAGCTACGTCTCTAGCGGTAGATGACATGTTAGCTTCAATGAACTCTTATGGAGCTGGTGGTACTTCTTACGGAGTATTTAACAACTCTGAGGATAATGCACTTAACTTAGGTTTTTCTGGATTTAGAAGAGGTTCTTATGACTTTTACAAATCTGATTGGAAATATCTAAATGACAAAGCTACAAGAGGTAAAATTAACTCTACAGCTACTTCAGCTGCTATTAGAGGAGCAATTATACCAGCTGGTGTATCTTCAGTTTACGATCAAGCTTTAGGAAAGAATATGAAACGTCCATTCTTACATGTTAGGTATAGAGCTTCAAACACAGAATCTAGAAAGTTTAAAACTTGGGTTACTGGTTCTGTTGGGGCAACTACATCTGCTTTAGACGCAATGGAAGTACATATGTTATCTGAAAGATGTTTAGTTACACAAGGTGCTAACAATTTCATGTTATTGAAATAAGCATTTATTACTTTAAAAGGAAGGGAGTGGCATACATGTAAACGTTCTCCGTTTCCTTCCTTTTATTTTTATTAATTTTATTATATATTATATTATGACAAAAAAACAAAAAACAAAAGCCTCATATCAAGGAGATCCTGGTGATGAGCACATAGAAAAAGTAGTTGTTAAAGAAACTACACAACCGGTTGTGGAAACTCCAAAACCAAAAGAAGTTAAACCCGTAAAAGCAAAATGGGAAATTAAAAATAGAATTTACAGATTAACAGGTAGTAAAAAACCTTTATCAAGAATGATAAAATCTGCTAATATATATTGGTTTGATGAAGAAGCTGGTTATGAAAGAGAACTCAAGTATTGTCAAAACCAAAAAACATGTTTTGTAGATGAAATGCAAGGAGATCAAAGAATGGAGCATATTATTTTTAGAAATGGTATATTAATTGTAGAAAAAGAAAAAACTGTATTACAAAAATTTTTATCTTTATACCATCCACAAAGAAATACTGCTTTTTACGAAGAAAAACCAGCTGTAAAAGCAGCTAGTGAAGTAGAAAGTATAGAATTAGAAATCGACGCGTTAACAGCGGCTAGAAATTTAGATATAGATATGGCAGAAGCAGTTATGCGTGTAGAAATTGGTTCTAGAGTATCTACAATGAGTTCTAAGGAACTTAAAAGAGATTTACTAGTATACGCTAAGAAAAATCCTAGATTATTTTTAGAATTAGTAAACGATGAAAACGTTGTACTTAGAAACTTTGGTATTAAAGCAACTGAAATGAAGATAATTAAATTATCATCTGATCAAAGAACGTTCAGCTGGGGTAGTAACGACAGAAAGTTAATGAACGTCCCTTTTGATGAACATCCATATTCAGCTTTAGCCGCTTGGTTTAAAACTGATGAAGGTATGGAAATTTATTCAAATATAGATTATT